ACTTGGGTGTAGGAGCGGCCAATGCACAAGCAGCGGGTCAAGTGGGAAGTGCCAGTGCCATTGCTAGTGGTCTTAATAGTGTAGGTTCTAATTTGGCTTTATCATCTTTGTTGAACCCAGCTAATCAGGCTGGAGCTAATGGTGTAACTTCAACTAACATGACAGGATTCCAAACACCTTATCAAGCACCAAGTTATCAAGTAACAGCACCATCACCATATAACCCAACTTATTAAGGATAAATATGGGTATCCAATCCTTTTCAATAGCAACACCAACTCCTGTTCAAACAATTCCTGTACAGGGGAATTCAATTGCACAGATGGTAAATGCGGCAAATGGCATCCAACAATATCAACAAGCTCAACAATTAAATCCATTACAGCTCAAACAAGCTCAAATGGCTATTGAGCAAGCACAGCAAATTAATCCACTAGCTGTTCAAGAAGCTGAAGCAAAATTAGAAACTGCTCAAACTGGAGCACAACAATCAAAACAAAATTATCTTGTTTCTGGTGAAGATTATGCAAGAAAAATGATTAATGCTTTACCTCCAATTGATGATTATGTAGATAAAAATGGTGAAGTAAATCAAAAAGCCTTAACTAGGTCTTTAGATATTGTCAGAAAAGGTACTGAAGCTGTAGGTCTGCCAAAACATCCATCTAATTTGCTTGGTCAGTTAGAAGATGCAGTAACCAAAAAAGATTATGATAGATATGAGGAATTAAGGAATAGAGTTGCAAAAAGTTCTGCATCAACATCTGAGCAGTTTGCAGCTAAATTTCCTGCTGTTCAATTTCAAGGTTTGGGTAATGTTAATCAAGCAGTTACTACAGGTAATCCTAATATTGCTGAAACTGCACCAGGTACTAAAATTGGAGCTGGTTTACCAATTGGTCCAAGTCCAATGCAACCAGGTGTGACAACTGTAAATGGTATTATTGGACAGTATGATTCAACTGGTAAATTTGTGCCATTTAATGTACAGCCTGGTCAACAACCTGGCAATCTTTCTATGCCAGGCATGGTGCAAACTCCTGCTCCATCTGCAGTTGGGCAAAATAAAATGCCATCAATTGTAAAAATTGACAATTTTTCTGCTCCTGGTCAACAAAATACTCAAGAAGTTGCTAGATATAATGCAGGGCAAGCTGATTTTAATGCTGCAAATGAACGTGCAACACTTGCACAAGATAGTGCTTTAACTGCACAAAATATTAAAAAGAATCTATCTGCTGCAGCTGGTAGTACTCCAGGCAGGGTTTTAAGATCAATTGGTCAAACTGTAATTGGTGATCCACAACTAGATATTTTAGTCAAGAGTTTGGCAGATCAACAATTAAGACAATCTCAATTAATGGGGTTAAAAAATCAAGCTGCAGAAGCAGATCAAAGGACTGCAGGAGGTAGTTCTGAAATAACTGCAGAAGCATTGGCTCATATTGTTGAAAGAGCTGAAGCAACAAATTTAGCTGCCACAAAATACAATCAAGCATTATCAAAAATGCAGGAAAAATATGGCAAAGAAAGAACATATTTAAATAATGATAATTTTAAAAATGCTTGGGCTAATTCTTACAATCCAATAGCTTTTATTATTCAAAATACCAATAGACAAAATATTCCACAAAAAGATAAAGACAAAATTATTGATTACTACACACATGATATGAGTAGAGATCAATTAGATACATTGGCTAATAACATGAAGAATTTAAAACGCTTAGAGCGTGGAGATTTCTAATGGCAAATGATGCTTATGAATTAGATCCAGATGTTGCAGTTATTCGCAAAAGAATGCCTGTCAATATTCCAAAGAGTGCAATGTATGGAAAAAATCCAGAATTGCAACCTGATGCTGTATATAGTTATGAAACAGACCCTGATATAACTTCAATATCAAACAGAAAAGTTACCCCTGCAGAAAAACCAGAGCCAGGTAGTTATTTGCCACTTTTTTTAAAAGGAGCTGGAGAAGCTGCATTACATTCAATTGCTGGCATTGTTTCTGCTCCTGTTAGTGCTGCAGCAGGCATTTATGGAACTTTAACAAGTGGCAAGTATGGAACTCCTGAAGGTATAAAAGCAGGACAAGAAACTGCTAAAAGAGTCCAGCAAGCAATGCTTAATGCTGGTACACAACCTGAGACAGAAGAAGGCAAGTCTTATTTAGAAAGCCTACAACAAGCATTTGAGGCATCTAAAATTCCTCCTGTTGTTCCTGAAATTGGTGGGTTAACTGCTGAAACTCAAATGGCAGGCAAAGGTGTACAAACAGCAAAGCAAGCATTAAATGCTCAATTTCAAAAGATTAGACCCAAAGTTACAATTGAAACTGTGCCAGGTTTAAGAAGTGCAGGAGCTGCAGCAACAGAAACTCCTGAAATGATCCAAGGTAATATCAATGCTGCCCTTGCAAATGCTTCTCCTGAGCTACAAGCACATATAAATGCACAAGAACCAACAAATGTTAATGTGCCTGCTTTGGAAACAAGAGCTTTAGAAGAAAAACATGGTGTTAATTTAACTACAGGTCAAAGAAGTGGTGATACTTCTAAATATTCTGAAGAATGGAATAGAAGGGGAGAGACTGAAGATTTAACTAATCATTTTAAAGATCAACCTGTTCAACTTGCGAATGCATTTGAAAAAGCAAAAGTACGTCATGCCCCAGACATACCATCAACTGCAGATTCCTCTGAACTTGGTCAACATGAAATAAATGCTTTATCTGAAAAAGATGCAATAAGAAAAGCAAATATATCTTCTGCATACAAAGCATTGCAAGATCAAAACAATGGACAATTTCCTATTGATATAGGAACTTTAGATGCTAATATAAAAAATAGTTTATCTAAAAATCTTAAAACAAATCACTTATCAGATGCTGTAAGAAATGATTTAAAAGACTTTTATCAAAATCCTACATTTGAATCTTATGAGGCTTTAAGAACTAATTTAGCTAATGAAATGCGATCCAGTTCAAATGGAAATGCAAGAGGTGCAGCATATATTGTTAGACAAGAATTAGAAAACTTACCTGTATTTGGTGAAAATACTGGCACTCCAGAAGCTATACAATTAAAAGCATTAGCTGATAATGCAAGAAGTTTGGTCAAAGAACGATCTGATGTTATTAAAGCAAATCCTGCTTACAAGGCTGCAATTAAAGAAGCAGCAGATTTAAATGAAACTTCTTCACAGGGTGAAAGTTTAAATGCTGCAAATTTTCATAAAAAGTATGTTGCAAGTGCTACTCCTGAAGCAATACGCAGAATGAGATCAGAAATTGATCCAGAGCATATTGCAAACCAAGCAATTACATTTGCTGAACTAGAACGTGCTAAAAATGCAATTACTAATCCAAATGCAACAAGTGTAAAGGCAAATAGTTTTGCTAATTTTATGCAAAAAGAAGCATCAAAATTGAAAGAATCTTTACCACCAGAAGCCATGAAAGATGTTATGGAAATTGGTTTATTGTCTAGCAAAATTGGTAAGCCTGAGGCTGGGACATTTAATTACTCTAACACTTATAGTAGTTTAATTGGTGATTTAGCAAAACAAGGATTAGCTGGTGCTGCAGAAATGAAATTAGCAGGACTAACAAGTGGTGCATCAGTTCCAGTAGTAAGCCTTGGTAAAGCAATATTACAGAAAAGAACTAAAGATGCATTTGCAAAATCTGCAATTGATCCTAAAGGTGGATTAATTAAGGAAGAAAAATGAGCACAGAATCACCAATTGACCTTGTCAAGTATGGAGTACTTTGGCAAAAAGTAGAAGATTATGAGAAAAAGTTTGACTCTATGGAAAGAAAAATAGACAAACTTGAGTTATCTATTGATAAACTTATTTCTATGGCTGATAAGTCTAGGGGTGGTTTTTGGGTAGGCATGATGGTTGTTTCAGGACTATCTAGCTTTGTTGGTTTTATTTCTCACTATGTAACTTTGAAATAACATGCCTTTCATGCTTGCCATCTCTGCTGTGAGTGCCATCAAGCAAGGGGTGGCAATCTACAAAGATGCCAAAAATGTTGGAAAAGAAGTTTATGGTATTTATGCAGAGCTAAGTGAGGGAGTTGGTAATTTCTTTGACCATCAAGAAAATGCCCAAAAAGAATTAAAAGAAAAAGAAAAAAATCCTCCAAAGGGCAAAAGCATAAAAGCACAGGCTCTTGAGAATGTCATCAAGAAAAAGCAACTCCAGCAAGCTGAGTATGATTTAAGGCAACTTTTGACTTATGAAGCTCCTCCAGAACTGGGTGCTTTGTGGACAGATTTTCAAGAGGAAAGAGCAAGACTTGAAAAAGACAAGTTTAAGTATGAACAGGCTCAAAAAAAAAGGATGAGCAAGAATATTACAGAAAAGCAAGAAACAAAGAAAAATGGAATTTTAGAATTGCAATATGCATTGCAGTCATGGTGGTCATTTTCACAGTTGCAGGCTTAATGTATTACATCCATTGGGATTATCAGATAAATAAAGTAGAGGAACAATGGCATATTGAGTTTATGAAAAAGTTTAAACCCAATAGCAAAGAGTATGAATGTTATAAAATTTTTCAGGAAACAGGGTATTCACCAAGATACTGTAACTAGGAGTAAATATGGATTGGTTAAAGACAATTGCACCTACTATTGCCACAGCTATTGGAGGACCTTTAGGTGGTCTAGCCTATGAAGCAGTCTCTAAAGTTCTTGGCATATCCCAAGATGATGCCAAAAAAATGCTTGATGATGGCAAACTCACTGCTGACCAGATAGCAAGTGTTCAACAAGCAGAGATAGCTCTTAAGGCAAAGGCACAAGAATTGGGTTTAGATTTTGAGCAACTGGCAGTCCAAGACAGAAAGTCAGCCAGGGACATGCAAACAAATACTCACTCATTTATTCCTCCAGCCTTGGCTATTATGGTCACATTAGGGTTTTTTGGTATCTTGGTAGGATTGATGATGGAGACATTCAAGACATCAGATGCATTACTACTTATGTTAGGTAGCCTTGGCACAGCCTGGACTGCTATCATGAGTTTCTATTTTGGGTCTAGTGCAGGCTCACAAGCCAAGGATGCAATGCTACATAAATCATCACCATTGGAGGAAAAATGATTAATTCAAGGAATTTAGATGAGTTACTACCTGAAGTTAAAGCAAAGGTTGAAGATTTTATTAAGGCTTGCCAACATTCTGGCATTGACTTGTTGGTTACATCTACATATAGGGATAATGAAAGCCAGGATGCACTATATGCTCAAGGTAGAACCACAGAAGGAAGAATTGTTACAAATGCTAAAGGGGGTGAGTCTTTCCATAACTATAGGTGTGCTGTTGATGTTGTGCCTNTTGTTAATGGAAAAGCTGATTGGGATGGAAGTCACCCAGTTTGGGCAACCATAGGTGAATTAGGTAAACAAGCTGGTCTAGAGTGGGCAGGCAAATGGATTCACTTTAAAGAGATGGCACATTTTCAATACACTGGTGGACTATCATTAGCTGAACTTAAAGAAGGAAAAACAATATCATGAAAAACTTTAAAATTACAGGAAAAACTTATGAGTCTCCTAAATCACATTATGTGGTTTTGAGAGAGCATGAAAAGAAGACTGAGCATGAGTTGCATAGGTTAGAAGATAAGCTCAAAAAGCATGAGCATCTGCCTATGGAAAAGGCACATCCAGAAAAGAGCTAATTTAACTTGTTTTGGTAGTCTAGGTAGGTTTGGGGGAGTGGCACACCAGACGGCCAGAGGTCAGCCTTTATTAAACTGAACACAGTCCTCAAATGGGCATCCATCCAAAACTGCTCCTTTTCCTCCTTGCTTAAATAATGTCCTTGGTCTAGGGCATGGTGGCAGTCCCAGCACAGTGCAGCAACCATATTGTCATCAGCCTTTATTCCCCTGCCCTTTCCATGTGCAGAGCTATTGGAGTGAGCACCCACTATTGTTTGGTCATCAGCACCACAGGCATGGCAGTGTAAGTATCTAATATTGTTTAAAAGTTTGGCACTTCTAACATATTGCCTTTTAGGGTTTGCTTTCAAGTTCAATTCCTTTCTGAGCACACCAAGCCTCTAACCAGTCCACAAATTGACTGGCTTGGTCTTTGGTGAAAGCACGGCTCTGAAGACCTAATTGCACAATCCTATACCCATCTAAGGATGGGGCTACTTTGGAAGCTCTTAGCCCTGTTTCTGAGGCAAATTGGTCTATTAAAAATCTTTTCCAGCTCTCCACATCCCACTTAGCTCCATAATGCTCTGCCTGCTTTGCTATGTCAGCAATAATTGCATGAAATTTGGAATTTTGGTCATGTGTCCTGGTTTCCTCCTGAACAGTCATAACTAGGGTTTTCCCTGACTCTAATGCTGTTTTCATTTTTGCCCACAAGGTTTTTATTAGAGCTGAACCTTGCTGTGGATTAATAAGTTTGTATTGCATATCAATCAACCATTATGTTTAACATTCTGAGGGCTGATTCAATACTATCCACAAGGCAAAAAGCTCCTCCTTTCCAATTTTCTGCAAAATGTTTTTGGTTTGCATTAAAGCCTTTTTTGCCATAAGAATTGTCTAGGTTTTTGACCTCCATGAGCAGGGTCTGACCATGATAGCCAACCAAAAGGTCACAAGGCTCTTTGATATGGTAAACAGTAGCTCCAACAGCTCTGAGAGCCTCCACAATGGCTTTTTGGTTATTATCAATCCTACTTGCTATTCTCATTTTGTAATTCCTTAATCTTTTGAGACACATCTTTTGCCAAATTTTTTAGCAATGGTTCTGTTTCTTGTTTTTGTTTAACTGCATACCTTACATAATCAATCCATCCATCTCTTAAAGCAAGTTCAGCATAAAACTTAACTATGCTTGCATATTCTGCATCCCAGTCAAACATTTTCTATAATCCATTTCCTCA